TCATTTGCGCGAAACTCTTGGGTCTATCAACAAGGTTGCGTACGAGATTGGCGTTGCCAGTTCTACTGTCCAAGATTGGTTCAAGAAAATAGATGATAAAATCAAGATCAGGCAAGATCAACCCAAACCGGCAGACCAACCGCCTGTTGAATCACCGTTCCGTCAAAATGCTGAATTTGTTCATGAGCGTACGGGATTGTCGTTTACCCGTGATGAATTGAAGGCAGCAATCAGCAAGCATGGTACCGCCTATGCGATGCAACAAGAAACGGGTATTCCGCGTTCAACCATCAATGGTTGGTTGAAACGGGTGTAAATCATATGACATGTTAACTTGGTGCCCCTGATAAAACAGGGGCACTTTTTGTTGACAATGATCCGATTTGAACTATAAGTATGTGCATGCGGGTGTAGCTCAATGGTAGAGCCACTGCCTTCCAAGCAGAAGACGAGGGTTCGATTCCCTCTACCCGCTCCATTCTCATCCAACATTGATTAACTTGTTACCAAAGAAAACATCAGATTAGATCAAAAATAGATACAATTAATTATAAAGACTATTGACTTTTGTTTGAAGAACCGTTAAGATGGTATCACAAATCGAAAAGGAATACTATCATTCGTAAATATTTTTTGTTTGTTGTTGCCGTTGCATTGATTGGTTTGTCGGGATGTACCCGTCCGAATCAGACGCGGGAAGTTCTTACTGTCCAAGGGTATGAGAACATTGAAATCACCGGATGAAATATGTTCGGTTGCGGTGAAGATGATCGTTTCCATACTGGTTTTATCGCTGACGGTCCAAATGGACAAATGGTTGACGGTGTTGTTTGTTCTGCTATCTTCAAGGGCGCAACCGTTCGTGTGAACAGGGTGATTGATTAACCCTGTAAGTATTGGTAATGGTGTTGTAACTCAGCGGCTAGAGTGTCTCGCTCATAACGAGGAAGTCGGTGGTTCGAATCCACCCAACACCACCAAATCTTTTGTTTGTGAACTACTACGAGTCTAAAGACATTGCAGCTTCCTCTCCAAATGAGAGGAATTTCCTGATACATAATTAGAGAAATCATATGACTTCTCCCCATTAGTGGTATTTCCACAGGCGTGTATTCGGTGTGTCCCACACCTATTTGTCCAGCTTGCGCTTGCCCAAAACCACTGCACGAGTGCCTGCTCTTGCTCTGGTAATGACCGCTGTTGCAATAATGGTTGATTATGATTCTGGTGGAGCAACACCACCAAGAGAACAAGTCATGCTTGCAATGATTAATCCAGATGGGTTGTTAGATGTATACGAAAAATTAAATGAGCATTTCTTTGGTAAAGATGGAAATTCGGTATTGAATTGGAGAGATGATGATAATGCTGACACCATTGAGTGTAATGATTATACCATAGATGTTTCATCTTTCAACCACTGGGGGTAAAAGTGTAAACGAATTAAAGATCATAGTGTATCATGTTGTTTGATTCGAATGAAGAAATAAAGTTGAACCAAAAGCAAAACAAGTTTATAAAACAACTTGACATCTCGTATGTTCACGTGTATACATAGATTATCAATTAAGAAAGGTTAATCACTATGGCCAAGAAGGCAAAAAGCGCAGCGAACGAACTTCGTACGCCAATCAAGAAGCGGACTTCTATTGGGGATTCCACACGTTCGCACCCGAAGAACAAGCATGCGACCCATAAGCGGTATCGTGGACAAGGCAAGCCATAACACTTGACCTTTGGTCGCACTGTTGTTATATAATATCAGTTTGGATGAATATTGAAGACATTGGGCAATCAACCGGAGGGTCAAGGCGCAAATTGATCGTTTGCAAGCCAGATTCCTAGCAAGCATCGGGCTCGGGGTGACAAAGAAGAGTCAAACGAAGTGGAAGTCATGCACCACAGTCCAAATCAATACAAGAGTTGTCACGTGAAAAGGCACGTGTTTTCTCCCCAGCTCACATCAGTGCTGTGACAGCTCCTGTAGCTTATCTTATATTGTCCAATGTGGGTATAACAGTTGTGATGGTTGTCGTTTACGGGGTTAATGCCTGAAGTGGTCGTTAACTGAGCCATTAGCCCTGACAACCATCACTTTTCTTCAATATCATGAAAGGTCACTGTGACTTTTGTCTTATCGGGGGGAGTGGGATTATTGCTTTTAACAATTTCACTTATAGGTTTTGCGTTTTTCAGATATTTATTTAAATCAATCCTGTCGCGCAATGCCGAAACGTCTGGAACTTTAGTTGGGTTTCGTGGTAGTAGTGTTGAACTTGTACGTTTATAGTCCTTTTTAAGAAATTTATTCCAGTAAAAACTATGTTGTTTCAACCTATTGCATATTTTGGTAATTTCTTTATTGTTGTAACTTGTTGTAAACATAACAACATCCCAATCGACTCTGATAAAACCATTATCTTCAAGAGTTTTTAGGGTTTCTGTAAATTCTTTATAGTTGAACTCTTTGGTTTTTGTAAAACGTTTTTTAAAATTTTTTATAAAATTGAACATGTATAATTCTCCTTTAGTTCACATATATGACATTGGTTGTTGTATTGAAAACAAATGGGGTATAAATATCAAGTATGCGGGCGTAGCTCAGGGGTAGAGCGTCACCTTGCCAAGGTGAATGTCGTGAGTTCGAATCTCATCGCCCGCTCCATTATTTCATAGCCATTCGTGTTGTTACTAATGATGCAATGTTTTTCTGAATATATTTGACACCCTTCTCGTCACCATCAACACATTCATATTGGTATTGATTTTTATCAAGTATGTTTTTGATTTGTTGGTCCAGATCGATTGATTCCTTTAAAGAGTGAACGCGGCCACGTGGATTGAATTTTTTTTTCCTGTTCAAGAAAAAATTGACATTATCATGTTGGTCAAATTGCCAACGTACCAATTGATCAAATGCTTCTGGATAATGATCTCCTCTATATAAAGAGCATAGAAGGATGGGACTATCTGTAATGATGGCATCAACTTTGTTTCTCAATATTTCAATTCTATTGGTTTGTTTGCCGAGTAGATATATTTGATTTCCAAGTGTTTGTGTTCTTTCTTCCCATACCAGTTCTTTGGCGTATTCAGTAACAAGTTCAACATTAAAGCCTCTTTGCTTGAGATACCCAAACAATAGTGCTGATGTTGTCGATTTGCCTGCTGATGGGCCAGCAAAAAAATTAATCACCAAGGGTTTTGGGGGATACATTCTCATTTTCTCCTGTTGTTTACATTATATGATAGGAAAAACTTTTTTATCCCTCTAAATAATATATACGTACAGGGTATAAATATGCCTATAAGATAATGGAGCGACGTAAATGAGTGAGAATGATTCAATTCTTGAAACACAAATGGAAGAAGTTGGTGGTGCAGATGTATCATTACCGCAGGCTGACAGACCGCTTGAGAATTTGGTGGTTCGTGATGGTGTCATCATGTTACAATTGGTTGATCGCCTTTTTCAGCGTGGTGCAGTGGCTGGTGCAGAAGCTTTGCCGGTTGGTATTCTTCGTCAGAAGATTACCGAATCGTTGGCTGCACAGGGGGTTAAACAAGGAGATTAATATGAGAAATTTTGGAGAACATGAAGGCAACCCGTGTCTTGTACTGGGATATCGCAAAGATCAAGGAAATGTATTGATTCTTCATTTGGATGATATTGCCGCGGATAATGAAACAAATGAACTGATCAGTTTTTTACAACGTCATAGAAACAATTTGAATAATATTGCTAACATTGTGGCTTCCACGCCGGAAGGCTTTTTGGGATATCCACATTTGCTTTCGTATTATTCAAGCAAACGTGCATCTGATGGAAACGGCATGGCATTGCGTCAAATACCTGAATTCTATGTTAAATTGTATGATAAACAACAAGCAGAAAGTTGGACTGGATCATCAGCAAGGTATACGAATGTGATCAAAGCACACCGGTTCATTGAACGGTTCAATAATGCATCTGGCACACCGCAACATAATGATCAACTATATCGGGAACCAGTAAATGCTCCGATGCAAAGTGATACAGTTGAGGAGTCATTGACAGATGATGCTACATTGGAATTTTTGAAAAGTAATAATTATCCTATTCCAGCAGCACTTCAAACGAATCAGACACCAGCGCCAGAACCTGTGTCAATGGCATCGGAACCAGCAGTAAATACCAATATGGACAATGATGTTGGTAATAAAATTCTGAAT